CGACTTGGTCGGCATAAAAGGTTTTGAGAGCTTCAAGTAGTTTGGAATGGCCAGCAGATGTTAGTTGGATTGTGCGTGGCATTTTCGAATATCCTTTGTTGTTGACTGTCCTTTGTTGTTGACTGTCCTATTTTAATCCCATACAATCCCATGGTCAACAACTTAGGAGTACTTTGAAATGGCAAAAAATCCACTAGGTAAAAGTAGGTCTGCTGATAATCCTTACGCTATCTTCAAGCATCCCATGGCTGGATTTACGTGGAAGGTTTTGAAGACGTACCAACTACCAAAAAACGAAAAGCAGTATGCACGCTGGTTAGTAGCCGCATCGTCACCAATGACCTACGGGTCTGACGAATACGGCGACCAGTATTGCGCCGAAATTCTGAATGACCCATCGGTTGTTTGCACGTTTGCCTCTTCGGAATTTAATGAGGCTTACCGTGACGATCCCCGAATACGCCTCACATAATTTTTGATCCACCAAGTCTGGGCGCCCTTCGGGGCGCCCTTTTTTATGGTCGGGCTGGATCGGGCTGGATCGGGTCGGGTCGGGTCGGGGTCGGGAGCTTATGGTTATTCTGTCCGCCGCTGCCCCGGTACTGCACTCGATGGGAAGGTATCTAGGATGAAAATATGGCACAAAGAGAGGGCCGGCCACACCTGGCCGGCCCTAGTATGTCCCGTTGTCTATGTGTGTGTGTAGCCGTCAGTCTCTATCCCGACAATCATTCCACACCATGGAACTAGGATGCAGTCCATTCCAATTCCTACAAAGGCCGTGCGGCGGAAAGCGAGATAGGACAATGGCTTGTCTTGCCACGGTCGTTTGTAAACTTCGAACAATGCAGCGCGTTGGTCTTTAGATAATGATTTCATATCTTATTCCACCTTTTCAATGGCATCGGCATCTTCAAGCGCCACCATGATATCCTGATGTAAGAAACTACCGGAGTGTATTGAGGTATCCTGATTAAGACGCTCGAATGCCTCGCTCAATATCGCGGTCAACTTGTCGTTGGAAGCGATTGCGCGATTATAGGACACTATAACTTCGCGAACATTCTGCGGAGATATTGTGCCGCCTGCGTCCATATGAGCATCTAACTGTTGAATATATTTTGTGTCGTCGTTCATTTTCATTTCTCCACTTGCTTGTTGACCATGGGATTATATGGTAGTAGTATCTGATGGTCAACAACGAACTGGAGATCCCTATGCAATTCGATATCCATATTCAATGCGCTGATTGCGACGGTCTTGGAACGCATGACCATACGGCTCATGGCGTAAATGCCAATGGTCCTTATGTCGATGTCACAGAACAAAATTGTTATGTGTGCGAGGGACAAGGTCTCGTGTATGTCGGTCGTGAGATCTATGACAATCTGTCGGATCTGAAATCTGATTACCCTGAAAGCATTGTCCAGAATATTGAAACGAGGAAATGGGCATAGTGTAGTCGGGAATATTTCTCTCTAAACTTCGGGCGACCTTCGGGTCGCCCCTTTTTTATGGTCGGGTCGGGTCGGGTCGGGGTCGGGACTAACCTGGCTCGAGGTCGCCGCGCCTACTATACGTGTAGACGTATAGTAATGAACTGAACATTTGCCGGCGGAGCTCCTCGCTGTAATCGTTGAACACTGGGCGAAATTTTTTCCCAGTTTTCACTGTGATCGTTGAAAAAAACTTTTACATTAGGGGTTTACTTCCCACGGTATCCCATGATAACCTCTTGAGGTTAGTTGATAACAACAGAGAAAGAGAGAAAGTCATGCGAAAATTTACCAACGAAGAAGCTGACGCTGTTGCAGAATATGTTACGCTAAATACTACTGTGCGCGAAATGTCCCGTAAATTGCGTAACCTCGATAGGCAACAAAAATTTATGCGTGAGGGATTAAAGGCATTTGTTGAGGAACATGGTTCTGCGATTAATGCAGATAATATCGTGACCATCACGACGACAAACAAGGATGGCTACACGGTAGCGCCGAAGAGTTTCGACAAGTTCAATATTGCAGAACGTTAACCAACAAGAGGCGCGGCAATACTGTCGCGCCTCTTACTTTTAGAAAGGCAGAAAGTTATGAAACATCAAGACACTCGCCACCAGATAGCGCAAAGCTGGACACCAAGTGATTTCTTCAAATGGTATATGAAAACTAGTCATGCTTCGCGAGGTACTGTTCAAAAGCTAACATCCGATTATCTGCACGGAATGGATAGCGCGCAGATCAAAGCGTTAACGAGTTTTTCGAATGATCTAGTTGAAGACTTAGCACGACATCGGAAACGCAAGATTTGCGAGAGCCAATTGCGGGAAAATGAGGAACTTATCATTTGGTAATAAGGTTCCGAGGCGCGGCAATCCTGTCGCGCCTCTTACTTTCAGAAAGGAAGAACTCATGTCAAAATTATTTACACGGAGTGCCGCTGCCGAATTGCAAAAACTATTTGATGATCTATCTCAAATCAGTAGTCTGGATGAACAAGACAGGCTGATCGAAAACGAGGCTTGCAAACATAAGAATAGCATTCGCGAACTATGCCAAGACAATGCGGAATTGAAACGCAAGATTTGGGAATATGAAAACAACTATAGGGTCGGGCGATATCCGACCACTAAATAAGGTTCCGAGGCCTCTCCGACTATTTCGGAGAGGCCTCCCTATTTCCGATCAGGTCGGGCGCCCCCGGGCTTCTTTCAGGTGTGGATGAAAGAAGAGTTTTGAACAAATAATTGTTTGTATCTTTGGTCCGGGGTCGATTATTTTCGGCGCAGGGTCCCCTACGGGACCACCCTTTTCATATAATGATGGCATCTGTATACTTCTAGTAACAATTAGGGTGTGGAAGATTGCTAAACGCGTCAGATGAGGTAGTGCGTGAGATATTGGCCCTGGAGCAGGCTAGAAAAACCTTGTCAATACGTGACAAGGCACAGGATTCCTTCATGGCGTTTGTTGATCATGTTTATAATGGTTTTATAGAAGGGACCCATCACAAGAAGGTTGCAAAGAAATTTGAAAAGTTGGCTGTGACCCCTGGTTCACGGATCATTATCAACATGCCCCCTCGTCATACGAAGTCGGAATTTGCATCTTACATGTTGCCGGCGTGGTTGATTGGCAAGAATCCTGAGTTAAAGATCATCCAGACCACTCATACGGCGGAGTTGGCTGTGCGGTTTGGTCGCAAGGTCAGGAACCTTATGGAGACGGAGGTCTACAAGGAGATATTCCCGGATGTGGATTTGCGGGCTGATTCGAAGGCGGCTGGTCGCTGGGACACGGGCCAGGGAGGGGAATACTTCGCTGCGGGTGTGGGTGGTGCGATCACGGGTCGCGGTGCGGATTTGCTGATCATTGACGATCCGCATTCGGAACAGGATGCGTTATCCGAGAGTGCTTTGGAGAGTGCTTACGAGTGGTATACTTCGGGTCCCCGGCAGAGGCTTCAGCCGGGTGGTTCCATTGTAGTGGTCATGACGCGGTGGTCATTGAAGGATTTGACGGGGAAACTTATCAAGGCGCAGTCGTCCGATATTATGTCGGATCAGTGGGAGGTGGTGGAGTTTCCGGCGATACTTCCGAGCGACAATGTGCTTTGGCCGGAGTTCTGGAACAAGGATGAGTTATTAAGGGTCAAGGCTTCGTTGTCCTTGAGCAAGTGGAATGCTCAATGGCAGCAGAATCCGACTTCGGAAGAAGGTGCCATTATAAAGAAGGAGTGGTGGAACAGGTGGGAGAAGGAAGACATACCTCCTGTCAGTTACATTATGCAGAGTTATGATACGGCGTTCTCGAAGAAGGAGACTGCGGATTATTCGGCTATTACGACATGGGGGGTATTCAAGCCCAAGGAGGGGGATCCTGAAAATCTGATTTTGATGGATGCGAAGCGTGGTCGCTGGGATTTCCCTGAACTGAAGTCTCACGCCATGGAGGAGTACAAGTACTGGGAGCCGGACATGGTACTGATTGAGGCCAAGGCCAGTGGAACACCGCTCACGGACGAGTTACGGACGATGGGAATTCCTGTTGTGAATTACACGCCGTCGAGGGGAAGGGACAAGCACACACGGATGCACATGGTGGCTCCCATGTTCGAGTCTGGCAAGGTGTGGGCGCCGGAAAAGAAGTTCTCGGAAGAGGTCATCGATGAGTGTGCGGCTTTTCCCAACGGGGATAACGACGATTATTGCGACAGCATGTCCATGGCACTTATTAGATACCGTAAAGGGGGATTTCTTCGTCTTGACAGTGACGAGGAAGATGACAACCCTACTTATCGTCCACAACTTCGACAATACTATTAGGAGGCTTCCATGGAAAAATGGATTACGGAACGGATGCGCGAACCTTCCACCTATGCGGCCATTGGTTTGGCTGTTGTAGGTGTAGGCATTCTTGTAGATAATTCTTGGTTTGTAATTGCAGGGGTCATTACTGGTGTTGCTGCTTTCGTTTTGAAAGAGAAGGGCCTCATTTGAAATGAACGTCAGGATTTGTTATGGTAACTTTATCTTCTTATAAAGGATTATGACGTGTTCGCTTCTTTACTTCCAGCACTTGGCCTTTCTCTGAGAGAGAAAGGTGTTATGTAGGGACCGTGGATGGTTCTGTTGATATACGATTAATAGTCACCGTAGGTGGCATATTATTTTCAGTGGTGGGAGCCGCCGCCATTGCTCGTTATCAGATAAAGGCTTTGATAGAAAAGATTAGCGATATTGAGTTTAGAATGAGGACTCTGGACAGGTCCACGGACATGCATGAAGTTGAAATTCAGAAGAATGCCCAGCGTTTGGAGGTTATATCCGGCATGTTGTCGCCTAAAGAACGCGAAGTTAGTGCTCGAGAAACCGCTATCATGCTGACGCTTATTAAGAAACTGGAGGACGACATGGGGATTCTTAAAAAGATGCATAATGGCACCCATCCAAAGATGGGGGGGGATTTATGATACAGGCTCTTTTACCCGGCCTCTTACCTATTATCGGAGATGTTATTGGACGTTTTCTGCCTGAAGATAAAGAAGCGCGGGCGAAAGCGGAACGCGAAATTGAGAAACAGTTGTCAGTACATCTTGCCAAGATTGATATAGCTCAATTAGATATCAATAAGCAGGAAGCAGCTCACAGGAGTATATTTGTCTCTGGCTGGCGTCCGTTTATCGGGTGGTCATGTGGAATTGCGTTGGCGTGGACATACGTTGCCACCCCAATTTTATATTTTATTTTGGCGCAGACGGGTCACCTTATGGATCTTCCAGTGTTAGACATGAGCCAGATGATGCCGGTTCTTATGGGGATGCTCGGATTAGGTGGCCTCAGAACATTCGAAAAATTCAAAGGGGTGAGTAAATAATGGCTCGTGAACCCATTTCTCTGATTGATGATGCTATTCCCTCTCAGGGGATGCCTCTTGGTGGCCTTACAGACGAAGAAATTGAAGTCGAGGAGATTGAAGAACCTACAGAGATGACGGAAGAAGAGGATGGTTCCGTTGTTCTAAATTTTGGTGAGATGGTTACCGAAGAACTTCAGGCAGAACCAGATGCTAATCTGGCGGAGATCCTAGACGAGAGAGTTCTGATGGGGATTTCCTTAGAACTCATCGGTTATTACGAGGATGACAGGAGTGGTCGACAGGAATGGGAAGACGCTTATACAGATGGCCTTGAACTTCTAGGTGTTAAGTATCAACACCGCGAGGAACCCTTCCGTGGTGCCAGTGGCGTAACTCATCCTCTTATTGCAGAAGCAGTCACCCAGTTTCAGGCTCAAGCCTACAAGGAACTTCTTCCTAGTTCTGGCCCTGTCCGTACTCAGGTTGTTGGAGCAGCGACTCCTGAAGTAGAGGGGCAGGCTCGGCGTGTTCAGGAGTTCATGAACTATCAGATTACGCATGTAATGGACGAGTACGATCCTGAGATGGATCGGCTGCTGTTCTACCTCCCTCTGGCCGGCTCCGCTTTCAAGAAAGTCTATTTTGACGACATTCTTGACCGTGCTGTCTCAAGGTTTGTTCCCGCGGATGATCTGCTGGTGCCTTACAATGCCACTGATCTGAATTCCGCTTCCCGTATCACTCATGTCATTCGCATGAACACGAATGATGTTCGTAAATTCCAGGCAGGTGGTTTTTACCGGGACATTGAACTTTCTCCTTATGACTCCTCTGATGAATTAAGGGAGAAAGAACGCAACCTGATGGGTGTTGAAAGAACAGGGGCGGATGATCAGGATTGCACCATACTGGAGGTTCATACGGACTTGGACCTTCCGGGATTTGAGCATGTAAGTCCTGTTGACGGAGAACAGACAGGTATCAAGCTTCCTTACATTGTTACGATAGACGAAGGTAGTTCAAAAATTCTGTCGGTTCGCAGGAACTGGCGTGATGGCGATGAGTTCTATCGTAAGGTTCAGTATTTCTCACACTACAAGTTTTTACCTGGTCTGGGTTTCTATGGCTTTGGGTTGCTCCACATGATTGGAGGTCTGGGCCGTTCTGCGACTTCCATTCTGCGACAACTTATAGATGCCGGGACACTTGCCAATCTTCCCGCTGGCTTTAAAGCTCGTGGTATCCGCATTCGTGATTCTGATGAGCCGCTGTCTCCGGGCGAATTTCGTGATATTGACGTTCCTGGCGGTGCTCTTCGAGAGAGTATTATGCCTCTCCCTTATAAGGAACCAAGCCAGACCCTTATGGCTCTTTTAGGTTTTGTAGTGGATGCGGGGCGCAGGTTTGCCGCCATTACCGATATGCAGGTGGGGGATGGAAACCAGCAAGCTGCGGTAGGTACAACTGTGGCTCTTCTTGAGCGCGGCTCCAAGGTGATGTCCGCCATACACAAGAGACTGCATTACGCCCAGAGACAAGAGTTCAGGATTCTGGCTCGTGTGTTCTCTGAATCACTTCCTCCGATGTATCCATATAACGTGTATGGGGCGGAAGCTACTGTTAAGCAGACGGACTTTGACGAACGTATAGATGTTATCCCTGTTTCGGATCCCAATATTTTCTCGATGTCCCAGCGTCTGGCTTTGGCACAAACGCAGCTTCAACTCGCTCAAAGCAATCCTCAGATGCATAATCTGTATGAAGCCTATCGTCGTATTTATGAGGCAATAGGTGTGCATAACATTGAAGCCCTGTTGCCGACCCCCCAACCACCACAACCCACTGATCCGGCTATTGAGAACGCCAAATCCATTATTCAGGAGATGTTGCAGGCCTTCCCAACCCAGGATCATGACGCTCACATAGCCGCCCACATCTTTTTCATGAAGACTCCGATTCCGGCGTCTTCTCCCCCTGTATTCGCTTTGCTTCAGGCGCATCTATGTGAACACATTGCGTTTAAGGCCAGGGGTGTTGCTGATGCGGAAATGCAACAGGCGATGCAACAGGCCCAGCAGATGGGCCAGCAACCGCCGCAGGTTGATCTTGAAGCACGGGTCGCGGAGTTCATTGCCCAATACACCGAAGAAATCATGGGCGCCCTGATGCCCCCGCCAGAAGGTGAGGTTGATCCTCTCGTTCATCTTCGTTCCAAGGAACTGGACATCAAGGCCGCTGACGTACAGCGCAAGACCGAAGAGTTTGCTGTCAAGCAGAGCTTTGAGGAGAAGAAGGAAGGCGAGCGTCAGGAACTTGTACGCGACAAGATCGATTCCCAGGAAGATATCGCGCTGTTGCGTGCGGAAGTTAACCGTGATCGTTTGGAACAACAGGCCAAAGAG